TCGGCGGCGCCATCATCGACCTCGAGGATGATGGCCAGGGCGGCGCCGACATCAAGCCGCGCTGGGTGGCCTGGGACCGGCTCTGGCGCGATCCGCACAGCAGGATGCCGGACTTTAGTGACGCTCGCTACAAGGGCCTCGTCTTGTGGATGGACAAGGACCAGTTGGAGGAAATGTATCCCGACGCCGAGGACGTCACTCAGGACAGCTTCGCGTCGCATTCCGGCACCACCTACGACGATCGCCCTGGCAGTGTGTCGTGGCAGGACAGCACCCGGCAACGCTGTCGCGTCGTGCAATGCCACTGGCTGGAAAAGGGCGAATGGTGGGAGGTCACGTATACACGCGCGGGTATACTGGTGTCGCCGCAGAAGTCACCGCTGAAGGATCGTAAGGGCCGCGCCGCGTGCCGCATAATCATGCAGGCCGCCTATATCGACCGCGAGAACAAATGCTACGGCATCGTGCGGGACATGATCAGCCCGCAGGACGAAATCAACAAGCGCCGATCCAAGGCGCTGCACCTCCTCTCCACCCGCCTGGTGATCACGGAGACCGGCGCCGTCGAGGACGAGGACAAGGCGCGGCGCGAGGTCGCCAAGCCAGACGGGTTCATCAACGTCACCCCCGGCATGCGGTTCGAGATCGCGCAAACGGCCGACTTGGCGCAAGGGCAGATGAAGCTCTTAGAACACGCGACAATGGAGATGCAGGCCAGCGGTCCCAACGCCTCGATGATGGGCAACGACAGCAAGGAGTTGTCCGGCCGCGCCATCTTGGCCAACCAGGCCGGCGGCGTTGCCCAGAACGAGCCGCTCGCCGACAGCCTGCGATTCTGGAGCCGCAACGTCTACGAGATGATCTGGATGGGCGCGCGGCAATACTGGTCGGCTGGCAAATGGGTGCGCGTCACCGACGACCTCGGCAGCATCCGATGGGTCGGTATCAACCGCCAGGTCACGTTGCAGGATGAGTTGGTCGGCATGCCAGAGCAGCAGCGTGCCGCGGCGATGCAGCAGATGCAACTCCAACCCAACGATCCGCGGCTGCAGCAGGTCATCCGGGTGGAGAACGACATTTCCGACCTCGACGTGGATATAACGATCGAAGAGGGCCAGGACATTCCGATGCTGCAGGCCGAGGACTTCCAGTCGCTCGTGCAGCTCGCGAGTATGCAGCCGGGATTGATACCGGGCGAGGTGCTGATTGCGGCATCAAGCCTCCGCAACAAGGACAAGCTGCTGGAGATGATGAAGGCGCACCAGGAGCAGCAGGCGCAGCAGCAGCAGCAGGCCGGCCAACTGGCCCAACAGCATGCGCAGGCCGACATTCAGGGCAAGCAGGCCAAGGCGGCCGCTGATGCGGCGTTGGCAAAGGAGCGCGGCGTCAACGTGATCAGCAAAATCCACACCATGCACGCCGACTTCAGCGCACCGCCCTATGGCCAGCCGAACGTGGACGACAACGCGCAGCAGCCCATGCAGCAGGCGCCAGAGCAGGGCCTGGACCCGGCTGTGGAGCACGCACAGGTCATTGCCGGCATCCAGCACACTCAGGCGCAGACCGACACCGAGCGGCTCAAGGCGCTGTCTGAGGCCGCGCGTGCCCGCGACCTGCATATGGCCTCGGTCAAGAAGGCCGCCGAGACGCACGCGATCATGCATCCGCCACCGCCAACACAAGGACAACGCTGATGCCAGCAACAGCCACCGGGCGTGGTGCGCAAGTCGTGCTCGATCCGATCGGCGACCCTGCCAAGGCCGCACGCGGGGCCTATGCCGCAACGCTGGAACTGAACCTCGCCAAGCAGCGCACCGACGTGGCGGCTGGCGCGGTCGCTGACGGCTCGACCTCGGACGGGCGCACATCCACAGGCGGCACGGCGGTGGACGCCCTGGCGGCCCCTTCAGCGGCTGCGCTGACAGCCTCATCGGTCACGCTCGGAACCGGCGCCGTGACCATCCGATCCGGCACAGGGGCAGCCACCGGCACACAGCCATCCGGCTCCATCTGGATTCGCACCGACGGCAGCGCCGGGGCGCGGATCTACGTGTCGCAGGGCGGCGGCACCTGGGTGCCGATCGCCGCAGTCTGACGGCCAAGAACCCTCCCACAGGTGAGGCCGAAGGGCGGCGCTCCGCGTTCGCTGACGAACCGGGCGCGGAGTTGATCGCCACCAATACCTAACGCCGAGGACAGTCATGGCAGCAACACGCGGCCCCCAGGTCGTGCTGGAGGGCTACGCCCGCACCGTGGCGCGCGGTGGCGGCGGTCGCACCATGCGCGAGAACGTCCAGGCCATGGACCAGTTGGTCTCAGCCGGCATGGTGTCGGACGGCAACAGTGTAGACGGTTCATCGAAGACCGGCGGGCAACCCTATGACGCCGTGGTTGCCAGGTTCCCGGATGAGCCGTTGCCAGGCTGGGAGCCGCCCGCGCCTCTGCTGGGCCTGCAGAACATGGTGCTGCAGGTTGGCGAGACGCTGACCGTCGATGGCAGCGTGACATTCAACGGGCCGGTTTCCGGCGTGGGCGGTGGCAATTTCGTGCCGCTCGATGGCAGCAAGCCGATGACCGGCGCGCTGCAGTTGCCGGACGGCACTCTTGCCGCACCATCGCTGGCATTGGGCGCGGTCGATGGCACGGGGTTATCGCGGTCCGGCGCGTCGCTGTCGATCGGCGTGCAAGGCACCATAACGCTCGGGCTGTTTGCCGGCACGGCGCAGTTCTATGGGCCGCTGTCACTGCTCAACAACAAGATCATTCAGCTGAGTGATGCGACGGCGGCAACCGACGCGCTCAACTTACGCACCGCCGACGCGCGCTACATCCCCGCGCTTGGTGTCACGCCGTTGGCGCAGAACGACATCAACCCGCGCATCCACCTGCCGCGCTTTGCGACAACGGGGCCAAAGAAGGTCTGCATCATCGGCGACAGCACCTCAACCGATGCAGTGGCGTCAAATTACACCGAAGATCCGACACAAACGATCTGGGGCGCGCTGAAATCGGAAATCACCCGACGCAATCCGCAAAACAAGCATATGTTCGTCAATCGCGGCATCCCAGGCGCCAACTGGGCGCACCCGATGATGTCAGCCACCGACTCAGGCACGACACAGGCGCCGCCCTGGTATACCGATCCAAATAAGATCTGGCTGGATTACGTACGGGACGATATGCCCGATACGCTGTTCGTCCTGTTGGGGACTAACTCTCCCAGTTCAGGCCTCACCGCCGGGGCGAGCGTTGCCAGCTATATCAATGATTTTTTCATCCGCATCAATGCCTGGGTGAAAGTTCCAGACGTCATCATCATTACGAATAAGATCGCCAACCCAGACGCCGGTGGCAGCTACCTGGCCGACCAGGAATCCTACAAGGCGATGGCGTCGTTCCTGCGCACCTTCGCGCGGTCGGACAGCAACGGCTACACAGCGTTTCCGCGCATCGGCTATATCGGCCTGCTCGACCTGGGGCGGCACTACGCCGCGCGGGCGCTCGGGAAAGACCTCGCTTACCAGTACATGTCGAAGGTGCCGAGTGCGATCCGCAGCGGCCTTACGCTGGTTGGGCCGTATCCCGGCACGGTGACCACGCTCGGCAGCACGACGGACGGCGACCTGCGGCTGACGCTGGTGTTCCGTAATGCCGGCGGCACGGCGATGTTCGCCGCGTGCGGCTCTGGCGGGTTCTTCCTCACCTGTAGCGCGTTCGTCGCCAATCGCATCCACGTTACGCTGACCGCCGGCGGCATCTGGACGGCACGGTATCAGCTGCTCGGCACCGATGCCGCACCGGTCGTGACAGGCGCCAACTATTCGCCGCCCTCCGGTGACGTGAGCATGACCGTCACGCTTAAAAGCGAGGTGCTGCAGATCTCGCTCAATGGCGTGCTGGTGATCGACACCCAGGTGGCGCGGCTGATCTCGAACTACACCGCTGCGATCGGTGCCGGCATCAACCCAACCGGCACGATCACGTTCGACGTGACGGAATTCTCGGAAGGTATCGGCGCGCCGACGCTCCGCACCATCGATCCGACCAATGCCTTCGGACAGGCAGGCGGGCCGCAGGCCGGTAATGACATCAATCACCCTAGTTCAAGCACGGTCGCGCAGCTCGACTACCAGGTGATTGCCGCAACCAACTGGGCCGCACCACAGCCAACCGCGCAGCAGCTAAAGGATGACAAGGTGCAAATCTATATGGACGCAACATCGTCCCCAAACACCGCCATCACCACCGAAGAGATCATCAAGCAGACGCAGCTACAGTCCAATCTGCTGATCAATGTCGGGGACATGCTGGAGGTCGAGGCCTGGGGCAACCTCACCGGCAGCACCGACGTGAAGACGGCGCGCATCCGTTGGGGCGGTCTGACCGGGGCGGCTATGTCGGCGCCGGCCGGCTCGGTGGCGTCGGCCACGCGCTGGCACGCCAGGGCCACGGTCACCAAGACCGGCTCCAACACCCAGGTCTACGGCGGCGACGGCACTGTGGCGGCCAGCGGCAACACGGGCGGCACCTCTGGTGGCACCGCGGCGCTGCCGGACACGCAGCCGATTACCCTTTGCATCACCTCGCAGAACGCGACCACGGCCACGGCCGGCTCGATTACCTGCGAGTGCTTCCGCGTCGCCCTGATCAAAGCGCCGGGGACGTAAGATCATGGCCGAGAACCCACCAAACGCGCAGCTCGATGCCTTCCTGTCCGGCAGCCCCGAGCCAGAGCCGCAGCAGGCGCCGGCGCCAGCGCCGGTAGAGTCCACACCCAAGCCGGAGGCGCCGGAGGGCACGCCAGCGGCCCCGACGCCGAAGCCGGACGACGATGACGCCGAGCCACCGGAAGCCACTCCTGGCGAGCCTGTGGTGCCGCGGCGAGCGCTGGAGGACGAACGGCACAAGCGACAGAACTACGTGGCGCAGGCGGCCAAGTTTGAGGCCGAGCGCGACATGCTGGCCAAACAACTCGAGGAACTGAAGAAGGCACCGCCGCCGCAGGCTCAGCCACAAGCCCAGCCGCAGTATCAGCCGATCAATCCCGCAGAAGATCCGGCCGGATACCACGCACGGCTACAGGGCGCGCTGCTCAATGAGCGGCTGAACGTGTCAGAGCTGCTGCTGCGGAAGGAACTTGGTGCGGAGAAAGTCGACGCCGCCATCGCCGAGTTCAAGCAGCACGCCGAGCGCGATCCGCGACTGTATAGCCAGTTGTATCAACAGACCGATCCGTATGGCTGGATGGCGCAGGAGGTCGATCGGCTGCGGCTGATCCGCGAGGTGACCACCGACCCGGCCGGCTACGAGGCTAAGCTGCGCGCCAAGTGGGAGGCCGAGGCAGGCACCAATGGTGGGCAATCCGCCCCGCGTGTGTCGCCGGTCGCCAACCTGCCGCCAAGCCTCGCCACCGCCCGCAGCGCACTGCCGCGCAGTTCGGCCGCGTTCACCGGGCCGCAGTCGCTGGACGACATCCTAGGCCAGCGCACGACGCACAACACTAGGCATTAGCCAGTGCGGGCGAATTCCCCGTGCAGGCGCTTGGCGGCTTCAGCGTAGGCGGCATGGGCGGCCTCGGCGGTGTCGAAGTAGCCAATATAATGCCGCTTCTTGTTCGCGTAGATGTTGGCAACCCAGCGTCGTTTGGTGGTGCTCCAGTAGACACCCCTATAGCCGCTGCCGTTATCCGATCGAGGGCCGGTGTTCATCATGCCTTGGCCGCGCGTGGCGTCGCGCAGATTGGACCATCGGTTGTTCGATGGATTGCCGTCGATGTGGTCGCCCTCGAATTCTGGCCATTTGCCGGTCATCCACAAGAAGGCCAAGCGGTGACCAAGGTATAGTTTTCCGTTCAATAGGATCTGGACGTAGCCGCGAGGAACGGTGGGAGTGCCTGCGACTGAGCCCGCATACCGCGTGTTCCATGACCGGTCGTATTGCGTGACCTCGGGGCGTCGCCGCCAAAAGAACAACCCTAGCTTTGGGTGATAGTCCAGTAGGGATCGGAGTTGGTCCACGGTCAGTGGATCGTCTAAACGGGCTTTAGCCATGAACTGCCTCCAGACGCAGTGAGTGGTCAGGAGCCGGACCAGCTGCTGATAACAGCCCCGGCTCCGCTCTCTCCATAGCACAGTTTCCAGCGGCTTGAAGGCGCCAACGCGCCTCGCCGGCCATAGGAATACAGTCGTTCACACCGCCGCCGGGTGGCTCCCAGGGAGCATGACGGGCGTTACTGGCTGCCGCCGAGCATACGGGCGTTCCGATGGACTTTCATAGTCAACGCCAGTATAAGGAGTGCGTGTCATAGCAGACATGAATATCACTCCGGCCAGGCCGGGGTTAACGCCTACTATATGGGACGATCAATACTTTTCCGAGTACGTTCGTACAAATCAGTTCTCGCGTTATTTCGGAACCAGTATGGATTCTATGATCCAGCTGAAAGATGATCTCACCCGCAAGAATGGCGATAGTGTGGTATTCGCCACGGTGCGCAGGCTCATAGGGGCAGGCGTGACTGGGAACACGGTCCTAGAGGGCAATGAGGAGCTGCTCAACGCCCGCTCGCTGAAAGTCACCGTTGGTGTGCTGCGGCATGCCGTCGCGGTGTCTGAATGGGACGAGCAGAAGAGCGTCATCGACCTGCGCAATGCGGCCCGCGATGGCCTGCTGACGTGGGAAAAGGAGCGCATCAGGAACGACATCATCAGTTCCCTCGGTGCGATCACCGCCGACGCCAACACGCAGCTCACCTACGCTGCGGCCACCGCGGCACAGCGCAACTACCACCTCGTCAACAACGCCGATCGCACCCAGTTCGGCATCGCGGTCAGCAACGGCGTGTCCGGCGTCTATGCGACAGCGCTCGCCACCGTGGACAACACCGCGGACAAGATGAGCGCCAACATGCTGCTTCTCGCCAAGCGGCGTGCGCGCCTTGCCTCGCCGCACATCCGGCCGATCCGCGTGAATAACGACGAGGAGTGGTTCGTGGTGTTCATGCCGTCGCTGCCGTTCCGCGATCTGATGGCCGATCCAACCATCATCCAGTCGATGCAATACGCCTGGGATCGTGGCGCCAACAATCCGCTGTTCACGGGAGGCGACATCCTCTGGAACGGCTTGATCGTCCGCGAGATCCCCGAACTCCCGGTGCTGAAAACGACCGATCCGGGCGGCAGCACGATCGACACCGCGGCCTCGTTCCTGTGTGGTGCGCAGGCAATTGGCATTGCATGGGCGCAACGGGCGAAGTCTACTACTAATGTACGGGATTATGACTTCATGCATGGGGTCGGGATTCAAGAAATAAGGGGCATTAGCAAGATGAGATTTGGTGTAGATGCCACTACTGATACTACAGCCCCAGTAGACGCCGGAATTTACACTCTGTGGTCCGCAGCAGTCGGAGATCCGTAGGTTACCGTAACGAGTATGCTGTTGACTATCCGCAACATACAGTGATACGCTGAAAGCGAGAGGCGGAGGTGGTGAGACACCTCCGTCCCTCTGACCACAACAGATGCTGGAGGCATCCATTATGGCTTATGAATACGTGCCCTATGAGGGCGATGTTGTCACCCGTGCCGCTGCCCGCGAGGGTAGTTTGGACCGATACTTCACCGGTAAGCCGTGCAAGCACGGACATCTCAGTCAGCGTAAGACGAAAGACGGCATATGCACGACGTGCGAGGCGACGCGCGTTCCAAACCATGATGTCAGACTAAGGGCGCAAACCAAATACAGAGAGGCGAACCGGGACAAAATACGTGCAGATGGCCGTGAGTATTCCCGAACACACCGGGAGCAAGCGCACGCCTGGGACGTAGCGAACCGGGATAAGATCAACGCTAAAGCGCGCGAGCGCTATCAGGAGATCAAGGCGACAGTCGATCCTGAAGAACTCAGGGCCAAATGGCGCGCTGAATATGAAAAGAACCCTGCCGCCGGCAAAGCCTCCCGCAAGCGTTGGAACGACGCCAACAAGGAGCGGGTGAAGGAATACCGTCTAGCGAACAAGGAAACGCTAGATGCGGCCACCAAAGAATGGAACAAGCGAAATGCCGACCGTATCCGCGCCAAAGTGCGGAAATGGCACGCCGACAACAAAGACAAGCTCAAAGCCATCCGGCAAGCGAACCCCGAACAAACTCGCGCCCTCAAACTACGTTATCGGGCAAGGCTAGAGTCTGCCGAGGGCAACCACACAGCCGCTGAACTCAAGGCGCTGTTCGAGAAGCAGAAGGGCAAGTGCGCATATTGCAGCGCCAAGCTCACCAAGAGCTACCACGCTGACCACATCGTGGCTTTGTCAAAGGGCG